GAGCCGTTTTTGAGAACTTCTCTGAGGACATGATCTCGTCTCAGCCTGTCCCAAGAGGAGGAGACTATCGTTTTTGCGTAGGTATAGACCATGGATCAAATCCTGGATCTCAAGTCGCGATCCTCTCCTGCGTAGACATGAGAGATCAGCAAAATCCGAGGATCTTCGTACTCGGAGAGTATACGTCAGGACAGGCTCCTCCGGAGCATCATGCTCAGGCTATACTCGAGCTATTAAAACGCTACGGAGTCGATCCAAATATTGCAATATGGACAGGAGACGGAGAGCACAGAGGACGCGATCAATACAAGATGTCAAATATCCTCCTCATGAGAGCATTTGAGAACATCCTCGGCTATCCTCCGAGAGGTCTACCGTTTACCGTCAGACGAGCAAGAAAAGGACGGCACTCTGTCTATTTTGGTGCTAGTATACTACATGCGATCATGTCGCGTCGTCACTTTTGGATTAGGCCAGAATGCACTCAGACTATCAAATCAATACAGAGCTGGACGATGAAACAGACTCAATCAGCGAGGAGCCGCGATCAGTACGGCCATGCAGTCGACGCTCTCAGATATGGTCTCCTCCCGATCCTGGACTATAGACCTAACGTACCACAAAGAATAATGGTGTATTAAGATGAATCTCAATAACGTACCCCCTAAGCCTCAGGCTCCGAACAACGTAGACGAAAGAAGATGGGAGCACTCTGCTCTCAGACGTAGACTTTTGACAGGACTATGGGAGCAAGATCTTGAGGATGAGCTCCTCCGACATTTGCCAACGGACAGACGCGAGGCATTAGGACCTTCTGATCTGTCATCCTGTGCCATTGAGCAAGTCACGAGACAGCTCGCAATGCTATATCATTCTGAGCCAAATGTCACAGGAGATGGAGACATCTCTGCTCTCATAGGACGAGACGGATACGTCAGTAAGGCCGGCTTTTTTCAACTCATGCAAAAAGTACAGCAGATGACGCTCGGCATTAGAGAGATGTTTGTACGCGTCGATGTTGCTCCTCATGTACCAGGAGAGATCGCACGAGTTCCCGGTCTATCATTCCGAGCAGTTACTCCTGATTTTGTTATTGCTGCTGCCTCCGAGGATGCTCCGGACATTCCTCTCTATTATCAGGAGCTCAGACTCAGGATGCATCCGGAGACAGGAGAGCCTATTTGGGTATGGGACATTCTCGATATACGCAATCCCAACGATCCGATTTTTGGCATGTTTGAGGCTACTCCCGCAGGAGACATAGGAGCCGATGTCTCTGAGATGTATATGGGACACGAGGCAATGAGAGGAGAGTACTATCCATATCGCAGTCGCGAAGGAGTCCCCTATCTTCCTGTTGTGCTATATCATGCCGAGAAGACAGGACAGCTCTTCAATGCTTTTGACGCTGCACAGCTCGCATACGGATCTCTCACTGCTGCCGTCCTATTTTCATTTTATGTCCATTGCGTCAGGGATAACTCATGGCCGCAAAAATATGTCGCAGGATTGCATCTCTCAGGACTCTCGCAACTAGAGGGAGACTTGACAGGACGCAGATCAGCAATAAGCACAGATCCGAGTAGCATCCTCATGTTTCAGACAGAGCCCGATATGCAAGGTCAGCCTCTGATCGGCTCTTTTACGTATGCAGATCCATCTCAGCTCCTGGACAGCATCTCAAAATATGAGTACAGAGTCGCAACTGCAGCAGGCATCTCGTCAGAGGTCTTGAGACAATCCGGAGATCCAAGATCAGGATATGCACTCTCAATCTCAAGAGACGGACAAAGAGAAGCACAACGCAGATATGCTCCTGTGTTCAGACGAGCCGATGAGGAGATGCTCGCCAAATGTGCAATGCTATGTAATCGTTTTTTAGGTGCATCCCTTCCTGAGTCAGGATACAGAGTCATATATACTCCTCTCGGACTCTCTCCGGAGGAGATGCGAGCTCAGCGTGAGGACATAATCCAAAAGCTGACAGCAGGCCTCATCTCTCCTGTCGACGCTATGCAAATGCTCAATCCGGATCTTGATCCGATAGAGGCAAAGCAACAACTTGAGCGTATACGACAAGAGAGAGCACAATACTCAATCTAACCATAGGAGACAATATGACAGAGATAGAGCAAGACGGACGTACATATGTCCTCAAATCAGAAATGGAAAACATCATTAAAGAGCGTATAGGCAAGGTAGCGAGCAGAGCGACATCGGCAGAGCAAGCACTAGAGGAGGCTCAGAGCAGACTCGCAAAAGCGGAGAAGGCTATGAGCTCCGTTGATATTCTCAATCAGCAGCTTGCAGAGATGCAGGCGAGACTACAACACTCCGAGCAGCGTTTTGATCGCTATCAGAGTATCTCAAAGCATGGATTGACAGATCCCGATTTGATTGAGGCTATCGAATGGAGTTTTGAGAGAGCTCAGAAGGGCAAAACAGAAGGAGACAGACAGACTCTCTCCGAATGGCTTGATCAACAAGTGACAAATCCCGAGAATGCTCCGATCACAATCCGTCCTCATTTGCAGGCTCTCAAAATGATTGAGGAGGCAGACACACCACCACAACAAAAAGATGCTCCTCAGGAGGCATCTACGCTCTCGCAAATACAGTCTCTCGGAGAGTATACTCAACAGCAGCAGCAGACTCCTCCTCCTCGAGCAAATGTCGGAGCAATCCCTGCTCCCGATTCTCCTGGCTTTTTGGAAAGAGCACTCAAAGATCCAGAGTTTTATGCAGCCAATAGAGACAAAGTGCGAGCAGCATGGCAAAATCGCAATCGGAGACAGTCATGAGCGAAGATCTACGCAGCTTAAATCAGTATCCTGCTTTTTATAACTTTACAGCAGGAGACACGACAACGACAGAGATCCTCCTGCCATCGGCAGCGACTCAGATCTCTCTCGGAGCCCAAGGGAAGGAGCTCTATGTCTGTCGCAACGGAGCCACAGACGGAGGAGCAGTGCCGAGCAACAAGATGACAGTACCACAGAGCAATTACGTCGTGCTCAGACTCGGACGAGGCAAGAATAGACCGGACTCTATTTTTGTTGCATCCAAGAGTGGCAATGCAGAGGTCTCTATTATTTTAGAGGAGTTATGATGCCATGGCCTTTAGATTTGCTTTTTTTATCAATGAGTCAGGAGCAGGAGGAGGAGACATGAAACAAGCCGATCTCACGTCTCAGATTGACGGCTCAAATGTCTCCTTTACTGTGCCCGAAGAATATCAGGCAGGATCTCTCAGAGTATACTATAATGGTATCCGACAAGTAGAAGGCGAGACTTTTGACGAGTACAACAGCACGACATTCACCACAAATTTTACTCCTCAGACAGGAGATTATGTGACAGTCGACTATATCGCTCAGGCATCATAACAAGACTATATCCGGAGACTACAAAAATGCATTTTTCATCCAAAAACTATATAGGAGTCTAACCCATGGGTTCAGTACAAATCAAAAGCGGTCAGTTAGTCGATTCGGCTATTATCGCAGTAAAAATCGCAACCGGAGCAGTCGAATCTGACAAAATCGCGTCCGGTGCTGTCACATCCGCAAAAATCGGAGCTGCAGCAGTCGGAGAGACTGCGATTGCATCCGGTGCAATCACATCTACAAAACTCGGATCCGGTGCTGTCGATAGCTCTGCTCTTGCCTCCGGTGCTGTTACATCTGCAAAGCTCGCATCTGCAGCCGTAGACGAGGTAGCCATTGCCTCCGGTGCTGTCACTAGTTCCAAAATCGGATCTGGAGCCGTAGGATCTACAGCTCTTGCATCTGGAGCCGTCACATCTGCCAAGCTCGCATCCGGAGCCGTAGACAGTGCAGCTCTTGCCGCATCTGCTGTCACTGCTGCAAAAATGGATCTGACAGATACATTTGACTTTTCCTCCGGTGTTTTGCAAGTAGGCACTCCGAGCAACTCCTCAGACGCAGCGAATAAAAGCTACGTTGATTCTGTTGCCGCAGGACTCAGCATCAAGCAAAACGTCCGAGTCGCTGCTCCTGGCAACGTAGACATCAGCTCTGCTCCTGCCGCAATCGACGGAGTGACTCTCTCTGCAGATGATCGCGTTTTGCTCTTCAACCAAACCGATAAAAAGCAAAATGGTGTATACGAGTTCGCAGGCTCAGGATCCGCAATGTCTCGCACTCAAGACATGGATGCAGGCTCAGATTTCCCAGGTGCGTTTTTGTTTGCTCTCGAAGGTAATACCTACGACAATCAGGGATTTGTATGTATCAATGATGCTCCTCCATCTCTCGGTACTGATAACATTGAGTTTCAACGCTTTTCCGGCCTCGGATCCGTTACTGCGTCCGGAGGATTGACAATCAGCGGAGACGAGATCAGCATCGCAAACGGAGGAGTTAGTACAGCCAAAATCGCAGACGATGCTGTCACAAATGACAAAATGGCTAACAATGCCGTAGATACTGCTCAACTCGCTGATCTTGCTGTCACTAGTGGCAAAATCGCTAACGCTGCCGTAGGATCTACTCAGCTCGCAGACAGCTCTGTATCTACAGCCAAGATCGCAGATGCTGCTGTCACTAGTGCCAAAATCGGATCCGGAGCCGTAGACACTGCAGCTCTCGCATCTGCTGCCGTCACAAATGCAAAAATCGGATCTGCTGCCGTAGACACTGCTCAACTCGCTGATCTTGCCGTCACATCTGCAAAAATCGGAAATGGAGCCGTAGATACTACTCAGCTTGCTGATCTTGCTGTCACTAGTGGCAAAATCGGCACAGGAGCCGTAGGATCTACTCAGCTCGCAAACGCTGCTGTGTCCTCTGCAAAGATTGCCTCCGGTGCCGTCGGTACTACTGCTCTCGCAAGTACATCTGTGACATCTGACAAGCTTGCATCCTCCTCAGTGACTGCCGGCAAGCTCGGAATCACTTTTGCTCAGGAAGGAGCTCAGATCTCCGGTAGCTCTACAAGCACTATCGATCTCGCTCAGACTCTGCCAAGCAACAGCATCAACTCTGTACTCGTATTCAAAAACGGTTTGAGCCTCCGCAATATGACAGCTCTTGGAGACACTCCTGCCGATAATGACGAGTTTTCAGTGTCCGCTAACGGAGGAGCTGCCGGTGTTGCTCGTCTGACATTCGGAGCTAATCTGACAGACGCTGACGGCCTTATCATTTGGTATTGGTACTAGTACTCTCTCGCTCTGTGCACTCAGCCCGATCGGACTCGCTCTGATCGGGCTTTTTTACTTCCTGATCTTCGTTGAGCTCGTGACAAGCATGCAGAGCTCGCAGATACTCTCCCTTGCTCATTCCTCGTCTTTTTTTTGGCTCACAGACGAGCTTGCCATCAACCCAACGAGCAAAAATATCGATCATTGTTGCACTCCTGTTTTTTATGCTATAATAGGATAGAATATAGCAGGGTACGGTCGCACCGGAAAAAGCTGAAAAGCCCATAGAGCAAAAAAACCTAACCCCCAACTATAGGAGCCTAAAATGGCTACATCTAATCCGATTACATTTGACAATGTATCCTCCTCAGGCGGTCTCGTTGGCAACTTGAGACTTGCTGCAATGATCTCTCAAGAGATCAATCTCCTCCTTAAAGACAATGCTAACCTTCGCAATACTGCTCTTTTGAGCTATCAAGGCAGCATAAACGGCCTCGGCAGTGATACCGTACGCGTTCGCCTTGCCGGCCTTGACGGATACGACAGCATGGCTGCAGCTACTTCCGAGATCTCCGATGAGTCTGCTAATGCTACTGCATTGACAGTACAGACTGCTGATCTTGTTGCTGCTCGTCAGTACATCATCTATCACATTGACGATCTTGCATCCATGACCGGATACGGCTCTATGGACATCGATCCATTCCGTATCGCTCAAAGCATTGCAGGAAGCTACGAGACTCGTTTTGCCGAGCTCACAGGACTCGCTGCTGCAAACTTCTCAGCTACAGCAGGATCTAACTCTACATCTCTCAGCGTAGATGACTTTTTTGACGGTATCTTTGCTCTCGAGCAAGCTGGCTCCGGAGCCGGAGCTCCTGGACCTTATGCTGCAGTACTCGCTCCTAAAGCATTGACCGAGTTGCAAGACTCTCTCCGCAATGAGACAGGCAATGCAGTGAGCCGTATGCAGTCCTCTATGGATATGCTCGCAGCTAAAGGTGAAAACTATGCAGGCAATCTGTTCGGAGTAGACGTATATCGCTCAAAACACGTCAATGAGAACGGCTCCGCAGGTTATGATAACTTCATGATCAGCCCAATGGCTCTCGGCTATGTGGACGGAATCCCTGCAGCTCTCCAAGGCTCTAAGGACTTCATGTCTATGGGCAAGATCGTCGTAGAATTCGATCGCAAGCCTATGTCTGCAAGTACCTACATCGTAGGTCATGCGTATCTTGGTCTTGGTGTTATCGAAGACGCTCGCGGAGTAAAACTGCTCTCAGTACGTTAGAAGATCGCTTTGTCAGGAGTCTGCAGGATCT